AAGATTATGGTTTCGCTGCTGACCCAAGTACATTGGTTGAGGTCAATATAGATAGTTCTAACAAACGTATTTATTTAAAGGAATGTTTCTACTTACAAAGACTAACCACTTCACAAATAGCACAGCTTAATTTAAAACACGCTAGAGAGGGTTTAATTGTTGGGGATAGTGCAGAGCCTAGACTACTAAGCGAAATAAAAGCAAAGGGTTGTAATGTACGTCCAAGTATAAAAGGGCAAGGAAGCGTTACTTATGGCATTAGCTTATTACAAGACTATGATATTATAGTAAGCCCAGATAGTACAAACTTAATTAAGGAATTAAATAACTATCGTTGGCTAGAACGCAAGTCAAATACACCAATAGATAAATACAACCATTTAATAGATGCGGTTCGTTACGCAGTAGGCTTTCAACTACAAAACCCAAACAGGGGTAAATATACGGTGTCTTAACCTGTTGAATAAAAAAAATAAAAAAAAAGTTAATTAAATGTTTGTTATTTCAAAAAAAGGTGTATCTTTGTAGGGAACAAAAACAATAACAATTATGTCAAAGATTTTTTATACAGAAACAGGATACAACAGAACAACAGTTAAATTTTACGAGTTAGTCAAAGAAACTAAATCTTTTTACACATTAGTTCAGATTGACAAATATGATTATAATAATGGAGTAACGCCAAACCCAACTAAAATAATAGGAGATAGTTTTAGAGTTAAAAAAACAAACTACCTTTATCAAACGTGGAAGGGTCAAGAACTAAAAGAAAATAATAACTACACATATACAGGTGCATAAAAAAAAATAAATAAATAAATTAACCCTTGCAGAAATGTAGGGGTTTTTTTGTATCTTATAGTTACTAAAATAAATTAAAAAAGTTTATATATTAATATGAAAGTTAAGTTAAGCATACCAACAACGTTAAATGAAATAACTCTAGGGCAATACCAAGAGTTTGACAAATTAGATTTAACAAAGGAAGCAGAGGTGCAATCTAAGATGATTGAGATATTTTGTAAAGTGCCTGTTGAGGTTGTACGTTCAATGAAAGCAAAAGATATAACAGATATTTGTGTTATTATAAATAATATGTTTGACACAGAACACCAGCTTATAAATAGGTTTCAAATGAATGGTATTGATTATGGTTTTATACCAGACTTAGAAAATATGAGTTTTGGGGAGTATGTGGATTTAGATACGTTTATAGGCGATAACGATAATTTGCATAGAGCTATGAATGTTTTATACAGACCAATTGATTTAAAGCAAGGGCAAAGATACACGCTTAAGGAATACAACCCAGATACAAACGAAGATGCCAAGAACTATCCTTTAGATGCTGTGTTCGGTGCTATTGTTTTTTTTTACAATTTAGGCAAAGACTTATCGACAGTTATTCTGAACTCTTCGAGCAAACAGAACGAGGAGAGCTTAGCGCAATTTCTGGCTTCACAACCAAATGGGGCTGGTACAATTCAATCTATGCAATCGCTGACGGAGATATTACGAGATTTGAAGATATCACTAAATTAAACGTACACGAATGCTTGACGTATTTAACATATACAAAAGAAAAAAACGAAATAGAAGCAAGACAAATAAAAAATAAATTCAAATGAGTTACACAGGAATAAGAGGTTATTATTTATTAACGCAAACTATTAAAGACGCTTTACTAGGCGATATAAATGTAAACACAGTCACAGAGGGAGATTTATTTGATGTTGATTTGTCTAAGCAGTCTATATTCCCTTTGTCACATTTAATCATTAATAGCGTTACAGCACAAGAAAGCGTTTTAAGATTTAACATATCTATACTAGCAATGGATATTGTAGATGAAAGTAAAGAGCCTACAACGGATATATTTATAGGAAACAATAACGAACAAGACGTTTTAAATACACAACTAGCTGTATTAAATAAGTTAGTGCAAGTTTTAAGACGTGGCGATTTATATAGTGACAAATACCAGCTTGATGGTGACGCAAGTCTTGAACCTTTTGTAGATAGGTTTGAAAATAAAGTGGCTGGTTGGACTGCAACGTTTGACGTATTCGTAAACAATGATATTGAAATATGTTAGCAGACAAAGCCTTAAAAGAAGAATTAAATAAGTTCGCTAAGTACGTTATACAACAGAGCCGAAGCAACCTGTCTAAAAGCGATAAGAACGATACTAAGGCACTTTATAATAGTTTAGGGTATGATATAGAGCTAACAACTAAAGGAGCTGAACTAGGTTTCAGTATGGAGCAATACGGAGAGTTTCAAGACAAAGGGGTTAGGGGTAAGTCATCAAGCAGTAAAGCACCAAATAGTCCGTTTAGGTTTGGCAGTGGCACAGGACGTAAAGGTGGTTTAACCGAAGCAATGCAAAGCTATGTTAAAAGGCGTAGAATACAATTTAGGGATAGGAAAACAGGGCGATTTTTAAGCTATCAAAGTACAGCGTTTTTAATTGCTAGAAGTATATATCAAAAAGGAATTAAGCCTAGTTTATTTTTTACTAAGCCATTTGTAGCAGCGTTTAAAAGACTGCCAGATGATTTGATTGAAGCGTATTCAATAGGACTAGAAAAAGATTTAATAAAACTAACAAAACGATAAAATGGCAAAAATTAATGTAAGAAGTCCATACTATGTATATTTAAACGAAAGTAAATTAACAGATGCAACTTTAAGTCTTTACATATATACAGGAACGCAAACAACGTCAAGACCAGCAAGTCCAACTTACGCACTAAGAGCAAGAGCAGTAAACAGTACTATCAATTTTGAGATAGCAGAACTTGTTAGGGATTATATGACTTACAATGCTGATGATTACGAAACAGAGGTTGTATGGGTTGATTATCGTATCGCTAAAATAGTTAATGGAAACGGTATTATAATGCCTTTTGTTGAGTTAAAAGGTTTTTATGGTTACGGATATTTCCAAGAGGGGGTTAATCCTCAAAACGATAGCGGACTATTACAGTCAAACTTAACAGTGGTTAAACTAGACGATGCGCCTGTTATTTTACCTATTGACACTAACAAAGTAACAAGTGTTGAGTACTATTCAGAAAACCAAGAAGTGTACGAAGAGAATTTTACGTCTAGTAGTTTGTCAAGTGAACAGATAAAATATGTTTCAAATACTGTAAACGGAACAGACGAATTTGCGGACAGGGTTTATAGAGATGATGGAACTTTTGAGGATAGTATATGTTTGCATCAATTTTTAGATAGCAATGTGACGTTCCCTGTTGATACTATTTATATAAATTCAACAGAGGGAGTTTCAGTTGTTAAAGTAGAAAATATTAGCGAGTGTAAATATGACCCTTATAAATTAAGTTTTATAAACAAGTTTGGAGCGTTGCAAAATCTTTGGTTTTTTAAGAGAAGCAATAAACAACTATCTACTAAAACAGAGGACTTCAAAAGGAATACACTTTCAGCGAATAGCTATGCAGTTGATAAGCACCAAAAGAAAAACCTATATAAAATGGGTAACGAAAAAATGGACTTGAATACAGGGTTTTATCCAGAAGAGTATAACGAAGTATTTAAAGAAATGCAATTAAGCGAGGACTGCTGGATTGAAATAGATAACGTTGTTTTGCCTGTTAATGTAACGGACAGTAGCTTTAGTTATAAGACAAGTTTAAATGACAAGCTAATTAATTACACTATAAAAATAGACTTTGCTTTTGATACTATAAACAACATTAGATAAATGCAGATAATAGACTTATATATAAGAGATGCTTTTAAATATAATAGCGTTGGTTCTTTTCCTATTGAAACTAGACTTATAGACCAATCAACAGATTTCACAGACGGAAGGTTCAAAGTAGGGCAAATAATTAAAGACCTTGATAGTGGAGTTGAGGGGGTTATTACTGCAATAGCACCGAGTGGAACTGACACACTAGATATTGACGGGGGAGTTTTTTCTGGTACAGGACAAAGGTATCAAATATACAACGACTTTACAAGGTTAGAATTATTTAAAGACGAGAGCGTATCAATTACAGATACTATCCAAAATGTAAAAGACCCAGCTAAGATATTTGCACCGTTTAGCCAACAGTTTAGCGTACCAGCATCTAAGCATAATAATAAATTTTTTAAGCATTATTACAATAGCGAAGTAACAAACAGTTACGATGCTAGATTTCAAGGCGATGCGCTTATTCAGTTAAACGGAACTAATTACAAAAAAGGTAGTTTTAGGCTGACGTCTGTTGATTTAAAAAACAATGTAGCGTATTCTTATAAATTAGTCTTTACAGGAGAAACAGTCGAGTTTAAAAAAATACTAGCAGAAAATGAATTAAGTTCTTTGCAATTTCCAGAAAGTTTGAATTTTGAATATACAAGCAGTTTTGTAAGAAGCCGTTTAGGCTTAACAGCAGCAATAACACCAACACCACCAGATTTACTATTTCCGTTAATTACTCACACTAAGAATATGAGATACGGATATGACGGTAACGCTGGGTATAAAGACGCTATAACAAATACGTTTTTAAACTATGCTGATATAAAACCAGCATTAAGAGCTAAGGTCATAATTGATGCAATAGAAAGTAACTACCCACAGATAAAATTTAGTAACACTTTTTTTAACAGTTTTAATTTTAAAAAGTTATACCTATGGCTTCACAGGGAAGAAGGGTTTATGAGTAATGCAGAAGAGGGTGGAGAAGTTACTAGTATAGTTAGAACTTGGTTTACAGATATTCCAGCTGCTGCTGGTTTAGAATATGATTATGACAGTGGAACAGAATTAAGACCAGCTAATCCAGAGTTTTTAATTTTTTCTGGAGATTGGATAGAATATCAATTTGACTTAACTGTTAATGCTCCTGGCGGTCAAAGTTATACTGTTGAATTTAGGAGAATGTCGGATAACAGTCTTTTTGCTGAAAGACAGGGGACTAGTACTCAAACCCTAGACACTGTTATTTTTAATCCAGACGATTGGGGAGAAGGAGCTATAGCTGTAAAAATTATTATAACTGCTGAAAACACTCTAGGCATATCGCAAGAATTAAGAGTTAAAAAGGTTAGAGATAACAGAAGTGGAGGTCAAACAACAGAAGCAACAGGGTTTTATGAAGCCGCAGCACCAACTGCTGAAAATATAGTAGATATAAGTAGGCAAATGCCTAAAATGAAAATATTTGATTTTCTAAAAAATCTATTTACTATGTTTAATTTAACTGCATATAAAGAGGACGGAGTTATAACGGTACTACCTTTAGACGATTATTACAACGCTGGCAAGGTTTACGATATTACGGAGTATGTAGATACTAGCAAAAAAACTGTATCTAAGTTACTACAATTTAAAAATATGATATTTAAGTTTAAAAGCAAAAAATCGTATTTAGTACAGTATTCAGACGAATTGCAAGGCAATAAATTTGCAGAAGAAAGTTTTACATCAGAGCAGTATGACGGAAGCGACTACAAGGTTGAGGTTGGTTTTGAAAAAATGATGTACGAGAGATTAAATAACGAAAGTTTACCAAACACTTTAACAGATGTTCAACAGGGTGCTATGTTAGACAAAAAGTTTGAACCAACAATAGGCGACCCTTTATTGTTTTATCCAATATGGACTGAAACAAGTGATGTTATAAAGTTTGATAATTTAGACGGTACATTTAGCGATTTGATTAGATATTACAGACCTTCAAACGCAATAGTTAATATTGCTGGTATTCCAACACAAACAATAAATTTTGGTATTGAATCAGACGAGTACACACAAGTAACACAAACACCGTCAAATGATTTATATACTAAGTATTACAGAAATTATGTAGCTAATCTATTTGCTCGAAATTCAAGAAAAACAAATGTATCTGCTTACCTACCTTTAAATGTAATTTTAAATTATAGACTAAATGATATATTTATTATAGGTACAACGGAATACAGAATAAACTCTATAAAGACAAATCTACTAACAAATAAAAGTGACTTAGAATTATTTAACTTACAGACAAACTCATCGCAGAGTTTGAATGGTCAAAGGCAAGAGTTACAAAGGGTTGAGAATTTACAGACAACAAGCAAAACAAGTAGTACAATAGATTTTACATATAATTCTATTACAGACACAAACCTTTTAAGGTACGAGATTTATGTAGATGATGTTTATACAGGATTTACTAACCCTGGCTCTTTTGGTTCTACCGTATCAGCTTTAGAAAGCGATACAACTTACAAAATATCTGTAAGAGCTATTTATGATTATAAAGGTGGAGAAAACGGAGCATTTGACACAGATTTATTTGAAACAACAGAAAAAGAACCTATGGCAATAGCTGAAAACGGAGATACTTTAATAACTGAATTATCTGAAACAATAATATTAGAATGATAAAATTAATAATAGAAAGTTTAAAGTACGCAAACGGAGAAACCGAAAATTTGCGAATAGCACAAGGTAAATACAAACTACCTACAACAATTAAAGAGGGTTACAAAGCGTTAAAACAAGAATTAAAATGGCAAGAATAGAAAAAACAGTCGATATTAATGTTGATAGCAAAGGTGCAGAAAAAGGTTTTGATAAACTTGCAGATGCTATAAAAGAATTAAATCAAACCTTTAATAAATTTCAAAAAACAACAGAAGATGGTTTTGAGGGAGTTAAAGAAGGCTCTGAAAAAGCATCCAAAGGAGTTAATAAAGTTGGTAAAACATTAAAATCAATCGGTTCTGGTGCTGGTGTTTTCTTTTTACTAAGTAAAGCATTTGAATTCTTTAAAAGTGTAGGAGAAAAAAATCAAAAAGTATTAGACCTATTTAATACAACTTTTGAATTTTTAAGTATTGCATTTAATGATTTTTTTAATTTTATATTTGATAATGCTGGGGGTGTAGTTGATACATTTAAAGCTATATTTAATGACCCCGTACAAGCTATAAAAGATTTTGGAAAAAGTATTTATGATGGAATAATTGTAAGATTTAATGAGTTAGTTCAAGTTACAGGTCTAATAGGTAACTCCTTTATGAAACTAATAAAAGGTGACTTTAAAGGAGCGTTTGAAACAATTAAAGAGGCTGGTAAGCAAACTGTTGATGTTTTCACAGGTGTTGATAATAGTTTTGACGGTACAGTTGAAAAATTAAAAGATTTAGGTAATTCTGTTGTTGAATATGGCAAGAATACAATAAAAGCAGCACAAGAAAATGTTAAACTAGCAAATGCAGCCGAAATTGCAGCAGCACAACAAAGTCTTTTAGTTGAAAAATACGATAGACAAGCAGAGCAACTAAGACAAATACGTGACGAAGAACGTAACAGTATAAGCGAACGTAAAAAAGCAAATGACGAACTTTTACTTGTTTTAGAACAGCAAGAAAAAGCAATGTTAGCAACCGCAGATGCTCAACTCAAATCTGCACAAGCAGAAGCAGCTAAAAATAATTCTATTGAAAACCAAGTAGCGGTCACAGAAGCATTAGCAAATAGGTTAGGGGTTTTAGCACAAATAGAGGGTTTTCGTTCAGAACAAAAAGCAAACGATTTAGCACTTGACAGAGAGCAAATAGAACTCACAAACTCAAAAACAGAAAGCGAAAGTAATTTATCAATAGAACGTAAACGATTTAATGCTGAACAAATAGAAGATGAATTAGCACGTTTAGAAGCCTTAAAAGAAATTGATTTACTAGAAGCCGAACAAGAGGGGTTAAGACTACAGGCTATTGTTGATAACGCAAATGCAGAAACACAAGCCAAAGTAGATGCTCAAATTGCTCTTGACGAATTTAACGAACAGTCAAGACAAACTAATTTAGAAAGAGATAAACAAATTTCTGATGCAAAGGTGGGTATTTCAAAGGCAGAGGCAGAAGCAAAAAGCAAAAACTTAGCCAATACAGAAAACGCTTTAAATTCTTTAGGTGCTTTAGCTGGAGAACAAACAGCAGCCGGAAAAGGTTTAGCCATTGCTAGTGCAACTATAAACACTTATAGAGGAGTTTCTGATGCCTTAGCAGCTAAGACAGTTACGCCTTTTGAAACCGCTTTAAAGTTTGTAAATGCTGCTGCAATTTTAGGTAATGGACTTAAAAATGTTCAAAAAATAGTAAGCGTTAAAGTTCCTAAGACTAGCGGTGGAAGTGGCGGTGGTGGTGGTTCTGTTCCTAGTGGCGGTGCTGCTCCAGCTCCCCCAAGTTTTAACGTTGTAGGTTCAAGTGAAACAAGCGTTTTAGCTGACACAGTTGCAGAACAAACACAAGAACCAGTACAGGCTTATGTAGTTTCAAACGATGTAACAACAGCACAAAGTTTAGAAAACAATATAGTTGAAGGAGCGACAATATAAAAAACAAAAATAAATAAATTTAATTATATATTATTATGAGAATAGTCGAATTAATATTAGACGAAGAAAGCGAACTAGGAATTGAAGCTATAAGCGTAGTTGAAAACCCAGCTATTGAAGAAGATTTTGTCGCTTTAAAAAGCCAAGAGTTTAAACTTGCTGAAATAGACGGAGAGCGTAGAATATTAATGGGTGCTTTATTAATACCTAACAAGCCTATTTACAGACGTAATGGCGAAGATGAGTATTATATATATTTTTCAAAAGATACTGTCTTAAAAGCTAGTCAAATGTATTTAATGAATAGCAAACAGAACAACTCAACACTTGAGCATCAACACGAATTAGAGGGTTTAAGTTTAGTTGAAAGTTGGATTGTAGAAGATAAAGTACACGATAAAAGCGTAAAGTACGGAATGGATTTACCTCTGGGGTCGTGGGTTGGTAGTGTTAAAGTAAACAATGACCAAATATGGAACGAGTTTGTTAAGACTGGCAAAGTAAAAGGTTTTAGTATAGAGGGATATTTCGCTGATAAAATGGAACGTCCAAACGACCAAACAATAAAAGACGAACTTGCACAAATAGAAGAAGAAGAAGCAGAATACTTACTAGGCGAAATAAAAGCTATTATTAAAAACGATAAGCGTGTTAAGGGTGGCAAAAAAATGGTTTTAGAGAGCTATTCAGACTATCCTAATTCAGTAAGTAACAACGCTAAAAGAGGTTTAAAACTTAATGAAGAAGTTAATAATAAATGTGCTACACAAGTTGGCAAGGTAAGGGCTCAACAATTAGCACAAGGTAAACCAATCAGCAAAGAAACAATAAAAAGAATGTACTCTTATTTGTCAAGAGCAGAAGCGTATTACAAGCCAGAAGATACAAAAGCTTGTGGAACTATCTCTTTTTTATTATGGGGTGGTAAATCGGCTAAAACGTGGGCAGAAAGTAAATTAAACGAACTAAATAATAAATAAAATGAGTAAAGAAAAAGCATTGAAATTAATTAACGAGTATTTAGCAAAGCAAGAGCCTAAAAAAGTTGAATTAGCAGATGATATACAAAGACTTTTATCCTATGCAAAAGGAATAAAAAACTTTGGAAAAAATATTGATATTAGTTTAGATTTAATAGAAAAATCTTTAAGGTCTTTAAAAGTAGATAGTGAAGATTTAAAAAGTGATTTAAACAGAGTAAATAAAGGTTTAGAACTTGCAGAAAGAATGGCAAAGGATTTAGGCGTTAATGTTAGTCAAGTACCAAATTATAAAGAAGCCAAACAGTCTTTGGGTTATGCTGAAAAACAAATAAATAAAGCTAAAAGATATATATAATTAAATGCGGTAGCAACACAATGACTTTATTTAAAAAACTATTTACACCAAGCAAAACAAGTCCTAGAAACGGTCGTAGAGGTTGCTTATGTAGAGATAGGGACGCTTATTCTATTGAATGCTGTAATGGAGATATAATAGCACAAGGTATAGGGGAAATGTCTAAAAATGAAAACTTTATACTTTTAGAAAACGGTAATTTTTTATTACAAGAAAATAATTATAAATTAAATAGATAATGGCAAACTCAAAAATAAGTGCATTACCAATAGCAACTGAATTACAGGGTGGCGAATTGTTTGCAATAGTTCAAAACGGAGATACTAAACAAACCACATTAAACGACTTACATAATTACATTATACCTACTAGCTTAACAGTTGTTAAAGATACTACTGTGAATTTAAGCGATGCAGAATATCAAAACACTATTTTAGTTCGTTTAACTTGGGAGGGTGCGAACGGAGATATGACACTTAATTTGCCTAGTGCTGCTAGTAGTCAAAATAGAATTATAAGGTTTATTTCAAACGGTGGATATGCGACTGCTACAAGAACTAATCTAACCCCTATTGGTGGAGATACTTTGGACGGTTCTTCAAGTGCTTATGTAATTAACAAAGCGTATGAGGGCATACAAGTATGGAGTGATGGGGAGCAGTGGTTCATAATTCAGAAAAAAGCATAACGAAAATACAAATTAAATTAATCTAAATTATATATAAGTATGAAATCAAACAACGTGATAGAAAAAATCAAAGACGTTCTAAACTTAAACGAAGAAGTTAAGTTAGAACAGGCTAAACTAGACAACGGTACAGTCATTGAGGCTGATGCGTTTGAAAGTGGAAAAGAAGTTTTTATCGTTACAGAAGATGAGAAAGTTGCTTTGCCTATTGGCGAGTATGCATTGGAGGACGGTAAAATATTAGTAGTTGCCGAAGAGGGTCTTATTTCTGAAATCAAAGACGCTGAAGCTGAAGAAGAAACCGAAGAAGAGGTTGAAGAGGTTGAAGCAAAAGAAGAAGAAAAAGAAGAAATGGGTTATGCTACTAAAGAAGAACTAGCAGAGGTTAAAGATATGATTGAAGAAATCAAAGCAATGCTAGAACCAAAAGAAGATTTAAGTGCTGATGACTTAGGAAATCTTTTAACAGAGGAATTAGCTAAACACGAAAAAGTGGAACTAAACGAAATTCCTGTTGAAGTACAAGCTGAATTAAACGAGCCAAGCGCAGAGCCTATCGTATCAAACCCAGAAGTACATAAAACAATCTCGAAATTTAGTGTTTCTAAAAACAGAAAAAGCACTACTATTGACCGAGTAATGTCAAGACTAAACAATTAATAACAACTAAAAACTAAATAAAATGAGTGTATCATTAACAACAACTTATGCTGGAGAATTTAGTGGCAAGTATATCGCTGCTGCTTTACTATCTGCTGACACTTTGGATAAAGGGTTAATTACCGTAATGCCAAACGTAAAATTTAAATCTGTAATTCAGAAAGCATCAACTGACGACATCGTAAAAGATGCAACTTGCGACTTTCAAACAGACCAAGGAACGCTAACTTTAACAGAAGCTATTCTACAACCAGAAGAATTTCAAGTAAACCTTGACATTTGTAAGAAAACATTACATTCTTCTTGGGAAGCTGAGCAAATGGGTTACAGTGCTTTTGACAACTTAGCACCAAACTTTGCTGATTTCGTATTGGCTCACGTTGCTGCAAAAGTAGCTGACAGAACAGAAAAAAATATCTGGTCAGGAGATACAGGAACTAGCGGACAGTTTAACGGTTTCGGAACTTTATTAGATGCAGACGGAGATTTACCAGCTGGTCAAGATTTAACAGGTGCTGCTATTACATCGGCAAATGTAATTTCTGAACTAGGTGCTGTTGCAGACGCTATTCCTACAGCTGTATATGGTTCTGAAGATTTACTTATCTATGCTGCTTCTGATGTAATTAGAGCTTACACACGTGCTTTAGGTGGCTTCCAATCTGGTGGCGAGGGTGCAAACGGTTACGAAAACAAAGGAAACAACCAGTCTTTAGGTTCTTTATTCTTTGACGGAATTCCAGTTGTAGCTGCAAGAGGTGCTGCTGACGGTACTATTATCGCAGCTGAAAAATCAAACTTATTCTTTGGAACAGGTCTTTTAAATGACTTGAACGAAGTACGAGTTATTGATATGGCAGAGAATGACGGCTCACAGAATGTTCGTGTAGTAATGAGATTTACTAGTGGCGTGGCTTACGCACAAGTATCTGACATCGTTTTCAGAAAAACTGCATAATAATTAACTAATCAAATTTAAAAGGGTGGGTAAAATTGCCTACCCTTTTTTATTAAAAAAACTTTTAAAATATGGCTTGTTCAGTAACAAACGGAAGGAAAATTCCGTGTAAATCGTCAGTAGGCGGGATACGTAACATTTTTTTCGCTCCTTATAGCGATGTAACAGCAGCATTACAACCAGACGGAACTGGATTGATTACATTAAATGCATCTGAAGAATTTTATAAATATGAGGTCAAAGGTAATTCAAGCCTTGAAACTGCTATAACTAGCAGCAGAGAGAACGGAACGACATTCTTTGAAACAACTTTAAATGCTACATTTACTTTTTTAGATATAGCAACTCAAGAACAAATTAAATTGCTTTCTAGAGGACGCCCACAAATAGTAATAGAGGATTACAACGGTAATGCGTTTCTAATCGGTAAAAATAACGGTGCAGAAGTAAACGGTGGTACAATTGTGACCGGTGCTGCAATGGGAGATTTAAGTGGTTTCACACTTACATTAGTAGCTCAAGAAAATGAGCCACCTTTCTTCTTAGATGGTTTGCCAGATGATGACAGTACGTCACCAATCAATCCAACACCTCCAGCACCATAATTAATACTTTTACTTGTAAAATGGGGTTATCTTAACGGATAGCCCTTTTTTTATACCTACACAATACAAAATATTTGTTTTTTATTTATATATTAATATGAAGTTAATTAACACAAGCGGAAACAAAACCTTTAAAATAATTCCTAGAGAATTTACGGTAGGTACTTTGAACTTAAAATTGACTAGCGAAAGTACAAACGTTTCTATAACGGTTGATGCTACATCAGTAATTGACGGTAATTATATTTCTTTTGATGCTGTTTTTGGTGCTTTAACTGAAAGCGATTTTTATATATTAGATGTTAGTTATTTAAACAATATAATTTATAAAGATAAGATTTTTTGCACAGACCAAGCAATTAATCAAAGTAATGATGAATATTACAGCGTTAATAAAGACAAGTATATAAGTGAAGAAAGTTCGGATAACGAATTTATAATAATATAAATATGAACGATTTAAGAATAGTAAATTTAAGTACTTACACAACGCCAGATATCGTTGAGAAATCCAATAAAGAATGGGTTTCTTATGGCTCTGACAATAACTATTTTAAGTATTTAATTGACCGTTACAATGGTAGCCCAACAAATAACGCTATTATTAACGGAATTAGTGAGATGATTTACGGGCGTGGACTAGATGCTTTAAATTCAAATAAAAAGCCAGAGCAGTACGCTAAAATGATTTCTTTGTTCCATAAAGATATGGTTCGTAAATTATGCTATGACCTTAAACTTATGGGTCAATGTGCTATGCAAGTTATTTACAGTAAAGACCGCAAAACTATTGCACAAGTTGAGCATATTCCTGTTGAAAATTTAAGAGCTGAAAAATGTAACGAAAAAGGCGAAATAGAAGCGTATTACTATGCAGATGATTGGTCTAAGGTTAAAAACGTAGGTCACACAACTAGAATACCGTCTTTTGGTTGTAGTACAGAAAATATTGAGATTATATATGTAAAACCTTACAGAGCTGGATATAAATACTATTCAAGTCCAGATTATCAAGGTATTTTAAATTGGTGTGAAACAGAACAACAGGTGTCAATATATCATCTCAACAATACCGTTAATTCTTTCAGTCCTAATACTTTAATCCAGTTTAATAACGGAACACCAAATGCTGAAGAACGTCAAGCAATAGAAAACCGTATAACTGATAAATTTACTGGGACTTCTGGTTCTAAATACATTTTAGCTTTCAATGATAATTCAGAAAGTGCAGCAACTGTTGAAACGTTGCAAATAAGTGAAGCACATAATACGTACCAATATGTGAGTGATGAATGTACTAAAAAAATAATGGTAGGGCATAGAGTTGTTAGTCCTATGCTTTTAGGCATTAAAGATAGTAGTGGACTAGGTAATAATGCAGACGAATTAAAGACAGCTTCTACTTTAATGGATAACACCGTTATAAGACCGTTTCAGACGCTTTTAATAGATGCTTTTGATTGCATACTAGCTTACAACCAAATGAGCCTTAAATTGTACTTTAAAACGCTTCAACCGTTAGAGTTTACAGACTTAGAAAACGTTGAGGACGCAGAAACAAGAGAGGAAGAAACAGGGGTTAAATTAGCTAAGGAATTACCAAACGAAGTAGGTAGCAAAATAGCTGATGCCTTAATTGACTTAGGTCAAGATGAAAGCGAACTACTAGCTGAATATGATTTAGTAGATGAGAGCGAGGTTGATTATGAATTAAATGATGAACTAGACGAGGTTATAACAGACTTAAACACCGAGCCAGACGAAACTACATTATCTAAGATATGGAATTTTGTTAGTACAGGAATTGCTAGACCAAAGTCAAAAAGTAAACAAGACGGAAAATCAAAACAAGAAAGCCAAAAAGGGGTTCAGTTTTTAGTACGTTATACATACGCACCTAAAAAATACAGTAGCAATTCAAGAGATTTCTGTAAAAAAATGATTGATGCCGATAAAGTATATCGCAAAGAAGATATTATAGCAATGGGCAAAAAATCTGTAAATCCTGGCTTTGGTAAGGGTGGCTCAGACAGCTATTCGGTCTGGCTTTGGAAAGGCGGAGCTCGATGCCAACATAAGTGGTTTCGAAAGACTTATCAGGTTAAAAACGGTAAGCAAACAGAAATAACAAGTGGTCAAGCTAAAAGTAAAGGTTTTAAATTCCCTAAGAACGCTCAAAAAGTACCAGTAGCACCAAAGGATATGAAGTATAAAGGTTATACTGCTGAATATTGGAACAAAATGAAATTCAAAAACTAAATGGCAACAGCATTATTTATATCAAGAACTGACTTAGTAAGAAATTCTATATTAGACGGAAATGTTGATACAGATAAATTTATTCAGTTTATTAAACTAGGTCAAGAAATTGACATACAAAACCTACTAGGAACGGACTTATATAATCGAATAAGTACAGATATTGAAAACAGTACTTTAACAGGGGATTATTTAGCACTTGTAAGCGACTATATACAACCAACCTTAATATGGTTTGCTCAAGTTAATTATATTCCATTTGCTGCTTATCAAATTAAGAACGGTGGCGTATTTAAACATTCTAGCGAAACAGCCGAAAACGTAAATAAAAACGAAGTTGATTATTTAGTAGGTAAAGCTAGAGAATACGCTAATTATTACAGTACAAGGTTAGTTGACCATTTATGTTTTAATCAATCTAAATTCCCAGAATACACAAGTAACACAAATGACGATATAAGCCCAGATACAGATACTGTTTTTAACGGTTGGGTTTTATGAAGTATAAAGTAAAGAAAAAAAACTTAAATAAGTTAGTTGCTTATTTAAAGAAACAAAACAAATCTTTAAAGAAAGGTAAATGAAAAAACCAGTATTAGCATTAGTGCCTAGTGCATATAAGACAAGCAAAGTTTATTCGGTTTTGCCTGTAAATGGTGACGGAGATTTTGATTTAAGTAGGGGTTCAAATGCTACAAGAGTTCGCAAAGATGGGTTAATTGAAACGGTAAATAGCGATGTGCCAAGATTAGATTGGCTAAATAGCAACTGTCCGAGTTTATTATTAGAACCTACAAGAACAAATTACGCTATAAATAGCAGTGATGCTAGTTTATGGGGTAACGTTAGTGGAAGTCAGCCAATTACAAAGACACAAAACTTTTCTGTTTCACCAACTGGAGAGAACAATGCAACTAGACTTAAAGCAAAGGCAACAGGAAGTGATTATTCTTTAATTCAATTATCTACTACCTCTATCACTGGCAATTACACTGGCTCTGTTTATTTAAAAAGCAATACTCAAAATACTCAAAACATTATTGTTTATGGTAGAAATACTGCTGTTAATTCTTATGAAATAGGGAATGAATGGAAAAGAATAGATTTACAGGGAAGCGGAACAACTGGGCAAAATTTATTTTTATTTATTGGTTCTTTCCCTAGTAATGGTTCTGACGAAATAATTGACATTTCAGTCTGGGGGGGTCAATTAGAACAAGGAAACTGTCCAACAAGCTATATTGAAACATTAGGAACTCCTGTAACAAGAAACGAAGATGTTTGCGGAGATGCTGGGAATGCTGATTTATTTAGCAGCAATGAGGGGACTATGTTTGTTGATATACAAAAAACTTTTAAAGATGGTAGTTTTGGTAGGATATCAATATCTGACGGAAGTAATACAGATAGAGTTGTAATTGGTAAGCAAAGTAATAACACACAATTTAGAATGTTTATAAATAGGGTAAACAGTGGAAATGTTATAGCACAGTATTATCCGTTTTTAGATTTTGACGTTCAAAATAAATTAGCTATTACTTTTAAGTTTGGAGAATTTAAGTTTTATGTAAACGGTGTTTTAGCATCTACTCAAACGCCAAACGAAGATATACCTATTGGGCTTTCTAAATTTGCATTTAACGAAAACAATTTAGGCAACACAGATTTTTATGGAGAAATAAATGACGTAAGATATTACGACAGAGTATTAACAGAAGCAGAAGCAATTAAATTAACAACATAATGGGATACGGAGAAATATATAACACAAGCTGGTGGGGATTACCAACAGAAAATGGTTGGGGAAACATTTATTATCCTTACGCAAACCCAAGCCCCACACCTTTCGATGAGGTTTTAGCTGAAAATGGTGATTACTTACTTACACAACAAAACGAAAATATAATAATAGAATAAATAAAAAATTATGGCAAACAAAAAATTTAGTGAATTTACTTTAAAAACTGACCCAGCAAACGTTGATTTTCTGGTCGGTTATGACGGAACGGATAACGTTCGTATTGACCCAGCTAATTTAGGTGGCGGTGGCGGAGCTGGATTAGTATCTGGAACAGGTTCTGATTCAATGGCTTCTGATGCGAGTTTAACTCCTTCTGGAAATCCTGCAATAGCTTCTGGAGTTAGGTCAATAGCTTTAGGAGGAGATTCTCCTTTTGGTGGCACAAACGCTCAATGCGAGGCAAACAGTCAAGATGCTATTGCTATTGGAACTTCAGCGTTTGCAAGTGGTTTGAATTCAGTATCTATTGGAAATATAGCAAAGTCAAGAAGTTCTGATATTACTATAGGTAACAACTCTGGAAGATATACGTCTAGCGGTGGAAACAATGTTAGAATTGGTAGTTCAGCTTCAATGTTTTCATCCACTTTTAGTGTGTTTATTGGCAACCAAAGTGGACAAAACGCTAATAACGGTAATTATAATGCTGGTGTAGGTGCTGATAGTTTAAAACAAACTACTGGAAATTATAATGTTGGTGTTGGCTATGAAGCTGGAAAAAATTTATCATCTGGAACTAATAACACTTTAATTGGCTCAAACAGTTCGCCTAGTGTTAACACTGTTAGTAACGAAATAACTTTAGGAGATTCAAGTGTTTCAACATTAAGATGTGCTGTAACAACAATAACCTCTTTATCTGACGAGAGAGATAAATCAGATATAAAAGATTTAGAATACGGTTTAGATTTTATTGATAGCTTACAACCGAGAGAGTTTACCTGGGACAATAGAGCTGAAACAAAAACCCAGCCAGTTTTTGATGAAAACGGAGATGTTAAAATTGATGAAAATGGCGAGGTTATTACTGAAAATGTAGAATTTTATTCAGCAAACAAAGGTAAAAAAGACTTTGGTTTTATAGCACAAGAGGTTAAGGAGGTAGACAACGATATTTTAAGACTTGTTTATTCTGAAAACGAAGATAAACTTGAAATGAGTTACGGGAAATTAGTTCCAATTTTAGTCAAAGCAATACAAGAGTTAAAAGCTGAAATAGAATTGTTAAAAGCATAAAAAAAATAAAATGATTAAGATAGGGAAATATAATTTTATAGATAAAGAAACCGCTGATGCTAAAATTAAGTCTTTAGGGGTTGAAATTGACGATGATGGAAACGAGTATGCAGCACACTCGCATTGCGTTGTAAGACTTGGTAACATAATTTTAGAGCAAAGTCAATACGATGACGAAGATAATAAAATAAAAGATGCAGTATTAAGCGAAAAATACCACTTAGATGTTGCTTGGAAAGATTTAGAAAGTCACCCATACGGTTGGAAGTCATATGCGGTTGCGGTTGCTGACGGTAACGGTGTCCATTCTTTTTATGGTGTAGACTATCAAAATAATAAAATGTAATGACACCACAAGATTTGAAAATAGGAATATTAAATGCTTTTACTTTAGGGGTAAGCTTTACACATATAGAAAATAGTTTAAAAATTATATTATTGCTTTTATCGATAGGATATACAGCACAAAAGATTTACGAAACGCACAAAAAAAAGAATGACTAAAAACTTCAAAAAAAGCGAGTTTGATTGTAAATGCGGTTGCGAAATGCCAAACGATGTTTTAGTAAATATAACTAAACTAGCAAACCAATTACAGTATGTTAGAGATTGTGTGGCTATGCCTATAACAATTAATAGTGCTTATAGATGTGAAGCTCATAATAAAGCGGTCGGTGGTTCTGTAAACTCTCAACACTTACTAGGCAAAGCTGCTGATGTTGTTATTCAAGGGCTTGACCCTGTTTTAGATACTTACGACTATTTAAATGACCTTATGCTATCTGGCGAAATATTACAAGGCGGTTTAGGAATGTACCAGACTTTTACACATTATGATATAAGAAAAACAAAAGCACGTTGGAATGGGTAAGTATAAAAAAGAAAACGGAACTACAAGGGTAGGCGATGCTTTACGTTGGTTATTAAAGCAAGGCAAAGAAGTAGCACCAGAACTTTTAAAAATAGCTGGTAACGTTACAGGGATTGAAGCATTAGAGGTTTTAGCTAGTAAAATTAGTACAGACGATAAATTAAGCGAAGCAGATAAGCAACTTTTATTAGAAGAACTAAACTTTGATAAAATAGAGATGCAAGAAACCACAAAGCGGTGGGTTTCAGATAACAATACAGAAAGTTACTTAACACGCAATATAAGACCTTTAACACTTGCTTTTTTAACCGCTACACTGTTTATTTATATTATATTAGATAGTTCATTAGAGGGCTTTAAAATAGACCCTAACTGGATTGATTTACTTTCTTCTTTATTACTCTTGGTTTACGGTGGTTATTTTGGAATGCGTTCAGCAGAGAAAATTACTAAGCATTGGAAAAATAAATAGTTTTTTTCTTTTTTTTCTAAAATAAAATATATAACTTTGAATTTTTTATTAAAACTAGACATTTAGTTAAATGTTTTGTTGCCCTTAAAGGCATAAAAAACAAATACAAAATAAATAGATATAAAAAGTTAAATAAAATATAAGACTTAGGAGAACTAATCAAATGGCAAAAAAAACAAAACGCAAAAAATTAGTAGATAAGTTAGATAAGGTTTTTAGTATATATATAAGACGTAGATATGCTGTTAATGATGTGGCTGAATGTTTTACTTGTGGAAAAAAAGACCACTGGAAGAAACTACAAAACGGACATTTTCAAAGTCGTAAACATTATTCTACTAGGTGGCACGAAAAAAATTGCCAGGTGCAGTGTGCTGGTTGCAATGTGTTTAGGTATGGCGAACAATATAAATTTTCTAAGAACTTAGACAACACTTATTATGACGGTTTGGCAGAAGAACTACATATTGAAGCTAATAAAACTGTAAAGCTAGATAATACAGATTTAGAAATGTTAATAGAAAAATATGAATTGTTAATTAAAAAACTAGATACTTAATGTATATTTGTACTGTATTGTTTTTGTTTTAAAATAGGCTAACCAGCCAAATTAAGCCACCTGTAAAAGGGTGGTTTTTTTGTTTATAATGTGTTTATATTTTTTTTATTGAATTATTTGTTTTATATTTGCCTTAATATTAATTAAAACAATACATTATGAATTTATTACAAAGATTAAAACCAGAGTACAGTGAAAACCTTGATTTAGAAAACATTAAACACCCTGATTTGGTTGGGTTTACTATTGACAGATTAGAAAACTATGAATATGTAGGAGATATTCCTTATAGTTTAGTTTTAGATTTAAAATTTTTATTAGACGTAGATAGTCCTTATCAATTATTTAAAGAAATTTAATATGACTTATAAAGAGGACGTTAAAAGAGCATCAAGCCCAGACACAATAGACTACTTAAATGCTAGAATTGAAGCATTAGAAAAAAGAGTAGAATTTTTAGAAGCACAAATAGAAATCAAAACAAATTAATATGAACAAAGAAAAATTAACAGAGTTATACAAAGAATATAACTTAACAAAAGACGATGTATTTAAACATCAACATTATTTAATAATCACTAGAAGTGGTATTGATAAAATACAGGCGGTTGCTAAAATACAAATACAATATCAAGTAGTACAATGTGCGCCAAATTTTGCAGTATTTAAAGCGATAGCACATAAGGGTGCTGCAACAATAGAAACCTTTGGTAGTGCCTTAAAAGGCGAAAACTATAAAGACTCTTCAACCAATAGCTGGTACGTTGCAGAAATGGCTGAGAAACGAGCAATGTCTAGGGCAGTGCTTAAATTAACAGGCTTTTACGAACAAGGGGTTTTTGGCGAAGATGAAAGCGAAAGTTTTAAAAATAATAATAAATAATAACAATTAAAAACAAGTAAAATTATGAGTGCAATTATCAACTATTCACTACGAGTGGATAAATTACCAAAGGAAAAATTTATTGCTGGAAAAGACGGAGCGGTTTATGTAAACCTTACAATGTCAGTAAATGACGAAACACGTTACGGAAATAACGCATCGATTATGATTAGTCAAACACAAGAAGAACGTGAGGCTAAGAAACCAAGAACTTACATTGGCAACGGTCAAGTAGTTTGGACTGACGGTAAAATTTTAAAGGCTCAACGTGAAGAAGCTAAAGAGGTGGTACAAGAAGCTGAAACAAGCGACTTACCATTTTAACTAACTAGGGCGGTTTAATAACCGCCTTTTTTATTACCTTTACAAAACAATACAATAACAGAATGAATAATACTATTAATTATTTCGGAATAGATTTTATTAAATATGATTTAAAAAATAATAAACCTTATTTTTGTTTTGGCAGAGATAATATTAAAACAGTATATGTTTTATTTAACAATAATAAAGTAATATATGTAGGTCAAACAATTTATGTTAGAGATAGATTAATGTCACATAGACTAACTAAAGATATTGATAAAGTTTATATTTCAAGAATTAATAATTTTAAAGTGTATGAAGATACTGATAAACGGTCAAAACATCATAAAATCATAGATATATTAGAAAGAAACTTAATAAGAAATTTAAACCCTAAATATAACATACAACATAAGAAAATAACATAAAACAATACAATAATATGACAGAAGAACAAACTACACATAATATGTTAATGGAGTTGATAGCAGAAGAATGTACTATCGACACAGCAGCAGTTATGGAATACCCACCAACCGCATTAAGTTTAGGGGAAAAAACTATACAAGCAAAAGGTGGGGAAATAACAATGCCAATTCCAATTGGAACTTATGGTAATTTTAGCTTTGTACAAGCTCCCCCAAAATCAAAAAAAACCTTCTTTGTTTCATTACTAGCTTCGGTTTATTTAAGTGGTGGCAATAACTTTGGAGGTAAAATTAAAGGACATCGTGACGGACGTTGTTTAATGCACTTTGATACAGAACAAGGACATTGGCACGCTCAACGAGTTTTTAAGCGTGTTCAAGATATGAGTAATACTAAAGAAGTAGGTTGCTATCACACATACGCACTAAGAACAGTAGGGTATAAAGAACGAATACAATTTATAGAACACTGCTTAGAACAAAACAAAGGTAAAAACGGTTTAGTTGTTATAGACGGGATTGCTGATTTAGTTTCAGACGTTAATAATTTAGAAGAGAGCAATTTATGTGTTCAAAAAATAATGCAACTATCAGCAAAATATGATTGTCATATAGTAACGGTAATACATAGTAATTACGGAAGCGACAAGCCAACAGGACACTTAGGTAGTTTCTTAGAAAAAAAGACAGAAACACAAATACAACTAGAAGTTAATACAGTAAATAAAGAATGGATAACAGTAAGTTGCAAACGTTCTAGGGGTTACGCCTTTGAAACGTTTAGCTTTAGTATCAATGAGTTTGGTTTGCCTTTTGTAGTTGGCGAAATATACGACCCATTAGAATACTTTGTACCTAGAACACTAACACCAAATAAACCAAACGAACAAGTTAGGGCAAATTTTAATAATTAAATAAATGACACCAATTTTAGAACTAGCTTATAAAAAGCATAGCGACTGGAATAACATAGTAAAAAGTTTTGGTTGCAACCCCTCAATGAGTGAGGACGTTGTAATGGAAATGTATATTCAGCTTGATGCTGATGTAAAAAAAGGTTTAGACCTTTACTATAAAGACCAGATAAATCATTACTATTGCTACAAAGTTCTAAGAGGTATTTATACAAATTTATACAAGACAAGCTTAAGACAGAAAAAGGTTTATTTAAACGACATTAACGAGCTTAAAGAAATACAAGAAAGCGGTATAGATGAGGTTGAATGGGCAAAGCAGCGTGACCATATAGACAGCATATTAAACGAAATGTATTGGTACGATAAAAAAATATTTGAGATAGTCGCTAAGGGCGTAAGCGTTGCAGAGTTAAGCAGAAACACTAAAATAAGTTATTACTCACTTTACAATACATATACAAACGCAAAGAAACATATAAAAAACAAGTTATGATACAAACTTTTAAAAGAGATTTAAAAAGAGGTAAACACCACGAGAACGTTGTTTTAAATTATATTAAAGCTAAATATAAAAACGCTTATATTAAAGATGGTTATTATAAAGAATACGATATTTTTATCCCAGAGGTTAATTTTGGGGTTGAAGTCAAGTCAGATGAAAAAAGTAAATACACTAACAATATAGTTATAGAAATAGAATTTAATAATAAACCATCAGCATTAATGACAACTAAGGCTAAGTTTTGGGTTATTTATGATGGGTATAGTTATAATTGGTTTTTAACAGATAAAATAAAAGACTGCATAAAAGACAATAATTTAATGTATGCAGAATTTATAGGTAAAGGAGATACTAAAAGTAAAAAAGCATATTTAATTAAAAAAGAACTTTTATATAAATACAAAGAATTATGAGATTAGGAGATTTAGTTTATTACATTACTTATTACACTGGCATTCATTGGCTAGTAAAAAAAATTAGCAAAGCACTAGGTAAAGATTGCGGTTGCGACAAAAGAAGAAACGATTGGAACGACATAAATATAGAGCTATGAGAATAGATGACCAAGAAGCGTGGGTTGATTTTAAAGCAAATGTAACCACTAAGCTAACAAAAGACCAATACAGGCTTTTATGCACGTTACACGCTCGTTATTTAAATCATAGGTATCACGAACCTTGTAGCTGTAAACCAAAAACATTAGTGATGTGGATAAAAGATATTGATAATATATATAACAAATTAAATGATAAATAAAATACATAACTGGGAAAAAGCAGTAGTAACACTTTTAAACCTTGACGGTTGGAACTTAAAACATACAGGGGACGGAATGGAAAGCTGGGACGCAATAGGTACAACGCCCAAAGGTCAAGAATGTGTTATCGAAATGAAGTTTAGAAATAAATACTATGACACCAAAATAATAGAAAAATTTAAGTACGACAAACTAATTGAAACTGGTAAGGTAGCTTTGTATTTAGTAAACGACCCTAAAGGCAATTATATGTTCTGGCTAAATAATTTAAAAGACTTACAAACAAAAGACATATACTGTCCCGACACTACGCTATGGACTAAAAAGAAAATATTAAAGCCTTGTTACTTGTTAAAAGAAAAAGATGCTGCAATAATTAACTTAAATGAAGAACTAGAAATTGGTATATGGGATAGCTATTTTCAGATAAAAGAAAAAATAAATAAAAAAAATAGTTAATTAATTGTTTATAACTAAAATAAAGTTGTATATTGCGGTATATTAATAAAACAAACATTATGAAAAAGACAAAAACAGGACTACACATTGAAACTAGAAAAAACCGTATAGAGGTTTATACTAAAAAAGAGTTACAAGAAAAAGAACGTAAACAACAAGAATATAGAAATCTTATAATAACAGGAAGTATTTTGATTTTAGGTTTGTTATTGTTCACACTGGGTTTAATAATGGGTTCTAGTATATAATGACACCGCTACAAAAACAGTCTTATAATTTATGGTTCAATCACATAGCTAATTTAATTATGCAATGGAGTAAAGAGAAACCAGCAAACACAGACTTAAAAAACATAGTGCAAGGAATGACAGAAATAGGTCAATATGTAAACGGTTTAAACGTTGAGAATACAGTATTGTCAAGACGTATAAGTTTAATACGAGAAGAAAAAAACAATCAGTTAGTACAGCTTAAAGAACAAATAGAAAAATTACAAAACGATTTAAAACAATACGAAATATGAGTTGGTTAGATAGTTATATAGACGAACCAGATACAAAGACAGAATGTGCTTGTTGTGGTTCTGAAACAAACGGAGATTATTATTGTTCAGTTGAATGCTTTAATTTAGATGTAAAATGATACTACTAGTAGATGCAGATAGTTTAATCTTTGCTGCTTGTTATAAGAAACGGGAAAAGCCAGAAGATGACAAATACTATCGAGATATAGAAGAAGCTCAAGCGAAGTTTGATGAGCAATTTATGAGCATAGTCAATAAGCTAGAAGATATGTATCCGATAGAAAAAGTACTAACGTTTAGCGGTAGTAAGGGAAACTTTAGAAAGCTAATCACAAGCGACTACAAAGCCAATAGAAAAAAGCAAGAGTTACCACCTTTATTATATGAGATGCATCAATACGTTAAAGACCAATACGACAGCGTTTGGGGTTATGGAATTGAAACTGATGATATGGTTGCTAGATACTGGTACGAGCTTTCAAATGAACTAGGGCGTGACAATGTTATGATAGTTTCAATCGATAAAGACTACCGACAATTTCCAGCCAAAATTTATAACTATCACTATAAACATAAAGAGGTCTTAGATATAAGTGAAGATGAAGCCTTATATAACTTTTACGAGCAAATGATAATTGGAGATACAGCTGATAACGTAAACTACTTTAAAGGTAAAGGTAAAAAGTTTGCAGAAAAATACTTAGCTGATTGCGACACAAAGTATCAATACACAAAAAAAATGTACGAATTATTTAAACAAGAATATAAAGGTAAGGCACGTCAAAAATTTACAGAGTGTTATCACTTATTAAAACTTAGAACAGAATGAAAATATTAAATTTATATGCTTGTTTAGGTGGTAACCGTTACAAGTGGGACGAGGTTACAGACGTTGAGGTTACTGCTGTTGAATGGGATGAAGAACTTGCAAGATTATACCAAGAACGCTTCCCAAACGATAAAGTAATAGTTGCAGATGCACACCAATACTTATTAGACCATTACCAAGAGTTTGATTTTATCTGGAGTAGTCCACCTTGCCCAACACATAGTAGGATTAATGTTTCAATGAAAACTAAGCGAGAAATGAAATACCCAGATATGAAACTTTATGAAGAAGTTATTTTTTTAAAACACTATTTCAAAGGTAAGTTTGTGGTTGAAAATGTTATCCCATTTTATACCCCATTAATTCCAGCACTAGAAAGAAATAGACATTTATACTGGACTAATTTTAATTTGCCAAACATTGTGAGTAAGCGTAAAAACCCATCCTTAGGTCGTATTAAAAATGAGGTTAAAGCGTTTTCAGAATTTCACGATTACGATTTTAGAAAATACAAAGGAGAGCAACGTATGAACAAAATAGCGAGAAACCTTGTGGACTATGAAGCTGGAAAAACAATACTAGAAACTGCAATAGGGGTAATAAAAAAACAAAACGTAAACCAAACAGAATTATTTTAAAATGATTAGATTTGTATATGACCTAGACATAGTTATTGAAGCTATGGAAAACCAAGACTATAAAGACGCTTTAAAAATGATTAAAGACATACAAGAAGATTTAAGAATATTAGCATTACTATAAAACAAAAACAATGATAGCAAAAACATTAAGTAGATTAGGGATAGAAGTATGGAAGGACATACCAGAATATGAAGGCTTGTATCAAGTTAGTAATTTAGGGAACGTTAGGAGCTTAGATAGGATTGATATTAGGGGTCGAAAAATAAAAGGAACGGTTTTAAAAAACACTATAACAAGCCCAAAATATTTTGGAGTGAATTTATCTAAAGATAATAAAAAGAAAACAATTACAGTACATTCATTAGTGGCTTCTGCGTTTCTTGACCACAAACCTTGTGGACATAAATTAGTAGTAAACCATATTGACATAAATCGTGAAAATAATAATTTATACAACCTGGAAATTATAACTCAAAGGGAAAATTCTAATTTAAAACATATTAAGAGTTCAAGTAAGTATGTTGGCGTTTGTTGGAATAAGAAAATTGAAAAATGGCAATCACACATTTATATAAATGGTAAATTAAAATATCTAGGATTATTTACAGATGAAAAAGAAGCAGCACAAGCATATCAAAACGAATTAAATAAAATAAAATTATGAAAGACAAAAAAGATATATGGAGAAAAATAAAAGGTAAGTGGGTTAATTTAACACAGTTAAGCAATGAAAAAGATAAAGTTAAATTTATACCTTGTGACGAACAGAAACAAACAAACTATTATAGCAGAACAAATATAAGGTCAAAGATATCACCTACAAGAGGTAACCCACCAGCAAAAAAAAGAAAAATCAATGGTAGTAAAAGATAAAAAATTATGAAACGAGCAACTTATTTACATTACGAAAACGGTAAAGGCTATGACGTTATAGACTTTATAAAAGATTATGAGCTAAACTTTAACAGAGGGAATATAATTAAGTATATTTGCAGAAGTGGAAAGAAAGACGATGAATTAAAAGACTTAGAAAAAGCAGCAGATTATTTAAGACGTGAGATAGAATACCTAAGAGAGCAACAACAACAATGGATAGAAAAAAACAAATGAGAAAAGAACAAAAAGAATACTACGAAAGAATAGAACAAAAAGAACTAGAACACCAGGAACAAGTAAGAGGGGTTTATGATGAGCCAATAAACGACAGACATTTAGCTTATTTAAAATGTGTATTAATAAGTCAATTACTACTAGAAGCAAACGATGATTTAAAAGGCAGTAAAGCATTTAAACAAAACGTAAAACTACAAGTCAATAAAACATCAAAGATACTAGAGAGAATATATCAAGAGGGATTTAATACTGTATATCATAACAACCCAGAGATGTGTACCAACGTACTAAACAAAATAGACAGCTTAATGCACAAAATAAAAACAGCTAGTATTGATGAGCTAGTAATGATTGATGCACTAGTAGATAATTACTTTCAAAACAAAGAAGAACATAATAAAAACCAAATAGCAGAATTCACTAAAATAGATTAATTATGTATATAAATATAGAAATAGAAAAAACAGATAGAAAAGATTACTTTAAATTCAACATAAACGGAGTTAAGCTAGGGGAATGGGAACGCTCAGACCTTAGACACTTAATAGAAGTTATAGACAATAAAATATAGACAAAATGAAAACACCAAAACAAATAATACAATACGCAATAGACAATCCACATACAGAAGAATACATAGGCTCTAATTGCTGCGGTGCTTCTCAATGGCTAGAAACAGATTTATGTAGTGAGTGTTTAGAACACGCAGAATTTAATTAAAAACAATTATGAAATTAGAAACAATAAAAGAAGCAGTAAATAAAAAGTTCAATTTAGATATATCATTAGATACAAGACAAAGAAATTACTCTTATGCTAAAAAGGTATTTAGTAAACTAGCTTACGAAAGTGGAGCTACATTTAGAGAGGTGGGCGATGTAATTAAAAAAAGCCACTGTAACATATTGCACCACGTTAATAGCATAAACGTAATAGGTCTTGAAGATAAAAAGAAACACGACCAAATAATAAGGGAACTAGGACTAGTATTATCTAAACCGTTCTTTAATTCAGAACAAGACAAGATAAAAAAAGAAATAAAAACAAACAAAACAATAAAAGAAATACAAGACGTTATAGACATCTTAACAGGCTGGGACATAGAAACAGTAGAAGAATTTAAAAAAACACGACTAGACCCATTTAACGCATTAATAAAGACTAGAGTAAAGCGTAAGACAATACCAGAAATAAAAGGTGCTACACTAAACAAGAAAGTTAAAAACCCTGTATTATGCTAAAATAAAATAATTCTGTTTATATATTAATAGGATTGATTAAACAATTTATTTCAAATGGATAACAGAAAAAATAATGGTGGTGCTAGACAAGGTGCTGGACGTAAACCAAAGGCAATAGAACAAAAACTAATTGAACGCTTAGATGCTATAATAGACAAAGACGAAGCAATAAGTAAACTAGGGGAGTTAGTAGCTAAAGGCGATATGAGAGCCGTACAACTGTATTTAAGCTATCGTTATGGTAAACCTAAAGAAAGTGTTGACATCAACTCTAGTGAGGGTTTAAACATCAATTTTAGAGATTTAATAAAGTTCGTTGATTAAAGTAAAAAAGAAATATATGCCTATTGTTGATAGTTACAGTAGGTATTTTATAGTAAGTGGTGGGCGTGGTTCTGGGAAGTCTTTTTCAGTAAACGCCCTTTTAGTGATGCTAACATATGAACAAGGTCACACGATACTGTTTACACGTTACACGCTAACCTCAGCTTACATATCAATCATTCCAGAATTTATAGACAAGCTAGAGCAGTTCGGCTCAATAGCAGACTTTCACATTACCAAAGACGAGATACTAAACAAAAAGACAGGTAGTAAAATAATATTCAGAGGGATTAAAACATCAAGCGGTGACCAGACAGCAAACCTTAAATCTTTACAAGGCATTACAACGTGGGTTGTAGATGAAGCAGAAGAGCTAGTGGACGAACAAAAGTTTGACACTATTGATTTGTCAGTAAGGCAGCAAGGCAAACCAAACAGAATTATATTAATACTAAACCCAACTACAAAAGAGCATTTTATATATAGACGTTTCTTTGAAGATAGAGGGGTTCAAGAGGGGAGCAATACAGTTAAAGAAAATACAACTTATATACATACAACGTACCAAGACAATATAGACAACTTATCTAAAAGCTATATAGAGCAAATAGAGCAAATGAAGATAAGACGTCCAGAAAAGTATAAACAGCAAATGTTAGGAGCTTGGCTAAACAAAGCGGAGGGAGTTATATTTAATAATTGGAGCGTAGGCGAATTTAAAAAAACAAGTGTAAGCGTATGGGGTCAAGATTATGGTTTCGCTGCTGACCCAAGTACATTGGTTGAAGTTAATATAGATAGTTCTAACAAACGAATATATTTAAAGGAATGTTTCTACTTACAAAGACTAACCACGTCACAAATAGCACAACTTAATTTAAAACACGCTAGAGAGGGTTTAATTGTTGGAGATAGTGCAGAGCCTAGACTGTTAAGCGAAATAAAAGCAAAGGGTTGTAATGTACGTCCAAGTATAAAGGGACAAGGAAGCGTTACTTATGGCATTAGCTTATTACAAGATTATGATATTATAGTAAGTCCAGATAGCACTAACTTAATTAAGGAATTAAATAACTATCGTTGGTTAGAACGCAAGTCAAATACACCAATAGACAAATACAACCATTTAATAGATGCGGTTCGTTATGCAGTAGGCTTTCAACTACAAAACCCAAACAGGGGCAAATATACTGTATCTTAGTTACTAAAATAAAATTAAAAAGTTTATATATTAATATGAAAGTTAAGTTAAGCATACCAACAACGTTAAATGAAATCACTCTAGGGCAATACCAAGAGTTTGACAAATTAGATTTAACAAAGGAAGCAGAGGTGCAATCTAAGATGATTGAGATATTTTGTAAAGTGCCTGTTGAGGTTGTACGTTCAATGAAAGCAAAAGATA